ACATTAAATTCCTCTATACTGCCATCTCTTTTTATTACTTGCATATTACAATGTATTTAACCATTCTCTTAAATCATTAGAACCAGTTTCATTAATACCCACAGGAACTCTTGGTCTGGAAGTGAGATAAGAAGAAAGCTCTTCTCCTATCACAAAAGGACTTCTCATTTCTATTTGGTCATTCTTTCCAAACTTCAATGTACCTACTGCCTGTGTAAATGGACAAGTCCACACCAATGGGACAAGGATTCTCCTATTGACTACAATGAAATCATAGTCAAGCAGCTTGAAGTCTTTGAAGTACTTATCCTTATCCATATTCTGCCTTATAATAGCCCAATATAGTCTGGCTTGAATATCATATCTCCAATCTACAAAGGATTTATAGAAATCCCACTCTGTATGGGAACTTGTTTTCAAATCTACTGGCTTTACCCACTTCTCTTTATGATTGACTATGATTAAGTCAGCCATATTTCTATACTTTACACCATTGAACTCTCCTTTGAACTTCAACTGATAGAATCTTTCAATATCTGGTTCAAATGGATTGTCCTCTGCAAAGTAGAATTGAGTGGATTTGCTCCCTTTCAATGCTCTTACTGCACTGCACACATCTTGATAGGTCTGAGTATCAAGTATAGTCTTACTGCCTGCTATAAATAACAGGTTATAGTAGTCAGCTCCTTTCTCCTTGATAACTTTAGCCCTTGTCTCAGGCTTCCAGTTCATCTGATAACTCTGATATTCAGTCTCCTTAATGATTGCATCATCAGGAATTGTGATAAGACTCCTATAAGAATCTCCATACTGACTGAACAAAGATTTTACCATCTTTGTAATAGAGTCTGGAGTAGAAGGAAACTCAGCAACCATAAACCTTTCATCAAACTCTTCTTGACCACCTGTGATAATACTGTCTACAGCACTACCAAAGGTAAGAGAAGGTGTTTCTAACCTGTCAAATAACTTATCCAAGTTATTGAATCCCTCCCTCTCATATCTTGCAAGGGTTGAATAGCTTAATGCTGAGTCCCTTCTATACTCCTCTTCTGTTATATTAAGAGATATATCAGATAGCTTTTTCTTGATTGTATTCATAGAAAAAAATATTATTTCTCTGGGTCATATATTCCTAGTCTCATGCAATATATATCTACCATAGACTTTAAAGATAAAAGGTTATCAATATCTACTGACATTAAAGGGCTGCTTACATCCCCTATAGTCTTAGCCCTTTTAACTTTATACACTGCTGAGTTAACTAAATCTTGTAAAAACTCAAAATTTCTTTCTCTTATGAATTTATTTGCCAATTCAATATCTTTTGTGGGAAGTGCATATATAAGCCTCTCAATATCAGTCAGTATTCCCATAATTTCTAATTATATTTATAGCTTGTAAGAGCTGCTTCTTAGTATACACTTCAAAGTATATACTTTTTTGTCCTGTACTATTATATATGTCATCAAGTAGCTTTCTAAACATTTTTTTCTTATAAGGAAATACATCATTGGTAAATCCTTTACATTCTATCCAAATGTCCAAATTATTATATCTTACATATATATCAGGAGTATATGTAATGGGCTGAATTAGCCCATTACATAGTCTAAGTTCCTTACTACTTTGCCTACCTAAAGATTCAACCCTTTTCTTCTGTTGTGTATCAGTCTCTTTATCATAAAAGGGAGTTATGGGAACAAAAGAAGGAAAAAGGATGAATTTCTTTGGTTCATATTTAGGAGCAAATCCATGTTCTTCAAGACAAGTAAAACATGTTTTCTCTAATATACTTTTGAAAGTTATATTCTTAGCAGCACATACAGTAGCATTCCTAATCTTCTTATTTTCCACTTTTGAACATTTCCTTAAGAATATCTTTTGTAATTTTGCAGGCAATCTTCGCATCACTTATAGACCTGAATGCTGCAAAGTTCCTATAGTTCTTGATATGAGCCTTATTAGTCTTGGTAATTCTACCATCAAGCATAGAGATTACATAAATCTCAGGACTCTCCTCAATATGGTCCTCATACTTCTTGTCCAACTCAATGGCTACTTCTCTAAGTACCATAGAGAATGCAGCAGCAGGAAGAATACTATCTACACTGTTAAGGTAGTTATAGACCTTCTCCATCTTCCAACCAAGTTTCTCTGCAATCTTCTGAATGTAGTACTCCAACTCCATAGGAACCTCAGATTCAACCACAGCAGACTTTGCAGGCTTGGTAGTAGTAACAATGCCAGCCTCAAGGAGTTTAGGAAGAATGTCCTTAGTCACTACAATGTGCTGAGCTACAATGCCCTTACCAAAGAAGGGGTCTTTCACTTTAGATACTTTAGTCAGAGTGTCTCCAATCTGTACTTCCTTACCATTTGTCAAATAAATCTTTTCCATTTTTTTGTTTAATATTAATACTCTTCGTACCATTTTATAGGCACACCATAAATCTCTTTTACCTTATTACTTATATCAACAAATAGCTGATGTGGCATCTTAGTACCACTCCTTGCAAAATATGCAGGATGTTCAATCTCTATAATATGATTGAACCTATCATTAATATAAGGTTTGGAGGTTTGGGCTTGTCTGCCAAACAATACATATACTATAGCTGTATTATATTCAGACAAGTTCTTTAGCAATTTAGCTATGAAAGGTCTCCACAACATCACATGGGAACCTATCCTATTCATTTCTACAGTGAGTGCAGAGTTTATCATTAGTATTCCTTGTTTAGACCAACTCTCAAGAGAGTTGTCAAAGGTAATACAATAATGTGGAACTTCAAAATTAATTGCTGCTTCTTTAACAACATTTAATGAAGGAGATAAGTTATCCTCATCAACTTCCTTTCTATTCCCAAATAATACTCCAGTTGCCACTCCCTTTTGTGGATAAGGGTCTTGACCTAACATAACTACTTTCAAGTCATTGAGAGGACAAAGCTCAAATGCTCTGAATACATCAGATTGGGCAGGACACAATGGTTTCCTCCTGTATTCTTGCCCAACCTTAGCCATTACATTATTAAGCTCTGTCCTATCAATTACCTTCATCCAATCTCCAAAGTATTCATCTAATGTCATATCAACATCATTATGTCATCAATATTGTCAATAAGGCATTCATTCAGTGCATCATTAGAGCAGGCAGATGGGGTAGGTTTAATAGGTTCTATAAAGAACTTATTGAAATTATCTACTATGACCTTTACTTTCCTGTCCTCTGGATTACTGCTGAAACTGTAATTGTTTCTTGGGAAATTTACATCCCTACTTGTATAATAGGGAATCAATTTCTTGATGATGCCTTTATTAATCAACTTATCAGATTCTAAGAATACTTTGGGACTGACATGGCACACAGGTCTGTAATAGACCATAGTATTACCATTATCCTTAGTATGTACACTTCTTGCAGTTAATGTACATAATAGTAATGGAGTGTAGCTCTCATCAAAGATGATACCTTTACCACCATAATACACTTCACCCTTATTGGTAGTTATCTTCTGCAATCTTTTACCATATCCTACATTAGTAAATAATTGAGTTATGATACTATTAAAGGTTCTTCTCTCTTGGCTTGGTGCATTATCATATAATGGCAGTATTATCCTCTTGATTCCCATAATTGTGGGATAAGCCATATTGTCTGAGACCAGCTTTTCAAAGTGTTCTCTTGCAATCACAGGTATCTCTACCTCATCATTGTTTACTTCAATGACAAGGCTTCTTCTAAATACATTGTTACTATCAAGAGACAGATTCATTCCAAGTTGGTCTGTATCACCAAACTCACTGTCATTGAAAACACCCATTATATCATATGCAAATCTTAGGTTAAATTCCATTATACTTCAGTTTTAAGATACATTGTTTCTGCATTATATGTGGTAAGGAATGGCAGGTCTCTATCAATGAGAGGCTCATATTGATTAGCACAGAAGTTTACAAACAAATTAACCATATAAGATGCAATCATATTTGCACAGAAGGTAGTTTGTTTATAGGAGCAGATAGTTTCATCAGCTTCTGCATCAGAGAATAGGAACTCATTATTGTACCTATTGATGTTGTACTCATCATCTCCCTTGATACACAATACCTGAAACTCTTCTGCTGCTAATCTGCCATCAATAAATAAGCAATTCTTTCTCTCCTCTTCTGGTTTGGATTGAACATGATTTACCCATTTATTAAAGAAGAGTCTTCTTGCTGCCATATTATCAAAGCCACAAATCATAATGTCTGATGCTTCAGATTTATTGGTAAATCTCTCATTTATTGCAAAGACACTGCTATAGCCAGCATAGTTTCTAATCATCTCAGCCAGTGCAGATACTTTAGGTCTACCTAAATCAGATTGACCATATAACTGACCTGACATATTGACAGCTTCTACTATGTCATCATCATAGATAAACATAGAAGCTGGCTTCATTCTTGCCAATAAAAAGCCTACATAACTACCAATACCACCTACACCTGCCAAAATGATAGTCTTCTTCTGAATGTTCTCATACCAAATGGCAGAACTAAACCTACTTGTAGCTTCATCCACAAGCAAAGTTGCAGAGTTTGTAGGTATCTCTTGATGTGCATCTTCTACAGCTTGGTCAAGGATAGCCTGTTCTTCTTCTGAAAGTCCAGAGCTAATACTATCACCATCATTTTCCATAGGATTATCTGATTCAGGTATAGTACTCTCATTGAGGTCCTCTATAAAAGAATTATAAGCTTCCTGTAAAGTTGCAGGAAGGCTTTCTCGGGCTGTTACTTCTTCATTCATAATATTAAATACTTTTGAAGTGCATCAATATACTCTTTGATATAATCATTTTCAGGGAGTTTTGTAAGCTCCTCTATCATATCATGGGCACAAATAGCACAAATTTCTGTTTCATCAAAGCCAAGCTCTTCCAACTTCTCATCTGTCACATACCATGTCAGATATTCTACATAGGTATCTGCCCACATTTTGAAATTTTCCATGCCTTCTTCACCCTTACCAAATCTCTTTTCATACAATGCAGGCATTGAATTAGCCCATTTGGTAATGTCAATCTTACTATCATTAGAAATGATAATACTACCTGTAATCAATTGAAGTACAAGAGATTTCAAAGTAACCTTATCAAATGATACCTGACCATAGGGTAGACTGTAGTTATCATCAAATGGCAAGTCATCTATATCATCAAAAAGAGTTGGCTGAACCACCTTAGGCTTATCAGCTTCCTTCTTGACAAGATTTGCTGGACCTGCCTTTGTACCATAGAAATTAGCAATAACATGCTTATAACCACCTTGATATGTAGGTGTCTGAGCTTTCTTGGCTTTCTCTGCCTTAGCTTGCTTGATTTCTTCAAGTCTTGCATCCATATCAGGGAAAGAGTAGTTTTCACCCTCTTTCTCTATCTTGAGATAGAACCATTCAATTTCTTCTATCCCATCTTGAGTATATTCCTTTGTATCTTGTTTTTCTCCATCACCAAAGAACTCATATACTAACATGTTCTTAATTTGACTATATCTTTTTACTCTCCTGGTAATGGCGGCAGTATAAGTACCTGCATTATTGACAATGAGAGATACAAAGTTATTCCTATCCCTACCCTCCTCCTTCAAGGTGGTAGTATCAGTACCACTGAAGAATGTGGACATATTGTTATGACTGTGGATAAGACCCATCTGGCAGTCAAGCAACTCAGGGTTACCACACATATATGCTATTACATCAGGATTCATGTCAAACTCTGTGTAAGCCTGTGTGCCAATATCCATGATATAAATGTCTACACACTTGATTACAAGGTCATTATTCTCAAATGAGCCTTCATGTGTGAAGAATAATGTACCTGACCATTCAGTACTCCACACCTTTTGGCAGGCAAATCTTATCTTTCTCTCCACTTCTGCTGGGATAATCAGCTTATAATTATAAGTACCTGACTTCTGTACCAAACTGATTACTTTCGTGGGTTGCTTTGTTTCTTCCATATCTGTAGTTTAACACTTTAAGAATTATATTTAATATATACAGTGCAGTCTGAGTATTGAGTATTATACTCTTGTTCTCATTCCTCACTTCTGCAATATCTGTAATATCTACAGTTATCTCTCTTCCCTTGAATACACACACTTTCTTGCCTATATACTGAGTATAATTATTTACATTATTCCTGACCCTATCATAGTAAATCTTCCCATTGTCTATGATACACTCTCTCAAGATATCATGTCTCTTCAAGTCTGCAAATTTAGCAGTCAATTCCTCCTTATTGAATTGGTCATTATACCATTTAATGAACTCATTACTAATAAGTACAATAAATTCAATGAGTGACATACCAATAGAATAAGAGCCATTGACATAATTAAATTTGAGTTTCTTAGAGCTAATAAAGTACCTTACAAACTCCCTGAATTTATCAGGAGTAATGACACTTCCATAGTAATTAGGAGACAGAAATGTAATGAATCTATCTACACCTACTTCCATATCATTGGTACCTAACTTCTCCAAGTAATTATAAGGCACTCCAGCAACAGATTCTACAGTCACATACTTACTCAGTTCAAGGCAGAACATATTCCACATATCCTCATCATAATCCCTATTGAGGGCACTAATAGTACCACTAATAGGACCACTGCCTGTACAAGGATCTTGGAATTGGGTGAAATCCCCTGTAGGGATACTACTGACATGACTGTGCATGTAATGACTTCTGATGTGAAGCAGGGTATACTCTGACCTGTTAAGTGTGAATCTTCCATTCAGTGTACCATTATAAGACACCTTTACTTTAGCCCATAAGTGATTAATATCCACAAATCTATCATGCTCATTAGTCACTCTTACATGAGGGAAATGCACAAGTATGAATATGCCATTGAACTTAGCATTACCAATTCTTTCCTTTACTGTAGTATTTGTAAGCACATTTACAACCTTTTCTACCTGGTCTCCAGGTAAATCAGTAATAGACCATGTTTTATACATGCTCCAGTCATTCATGTTCATGCTTACAATATTACCATCAAGAATATAAGTAGATAAAGGCTCTATATTCATCCAAGATTTGAACTTGTCCAAACTCCAATATCCTTGCATATCAACTTTATCCTCTCCAAAGAAATCATTGAATATGCCTAATACTCGAAGTGGCTTGTCCATCAAGGAGTTATATAGTTCCTCTATCTTCTCCTCAATTAATTTAATTGTTTCTCCACTCATATTACTGTAAAAAAATAGGTAAGGGGGTATCTCTACCCTCTTACCTATTGTCTGTTATTAATGAATACTCATTCCTTCAAACATATCATTAATCTCATCATCAGAGTAAGGAGAAGCTGACTTAGGCTTATACTCCTCAGATGGTGCAACTTCTACTGCACCCCCAAGGATGTTAAGTACTTCATCCTTCTCATAATATTCAATTGTGCCATTGCCCTCAAGAATTTCCACCAACTTGCTGATAGCAGCTCTTGCTACAGTATCAACACACTCACCACCATTACTTGCAGGTGCTACAGGAGCAGGCTTTGAAGCACCATTACTCTGTACCAATGCAATAAGGTCAGCAGTCTTACACATAGTGAAGTTTTTGCCAAACTTCTTAAGGCAAGCATCTTGAAGACCCCTTCTCTTGATTTCAGCATATGCCTCCATTCTACTCATTGCGCCAGACTTAATTTTCTTGTTGGTGTTAGTAAGCATGAAAACCAACTCATTGGTGACAATTCCCTTATAAGGAACATCATGTGGCAGAACTGAAGCATCATTCTTCAATTCAACCTTTGATGTACCTTCAAAGAAGGTCATACCATTATAGTCAATACCATTGGCTCTCAGGTCACTTTTCAACTCAGCAAGGGTCGTGGCTGCTGACATAATAACACTCTTCTTCTGATTCTTAGTCTGTACGACTGTAATTTTTCTTTCTTCCATGTTTTCACTTTTTTTTTTTATAAATTGAACTTATTGAAACTTTAATCTATACAAAAGGGCAAATCATTCCAATCATTGTCCTCTTGTCTTGAAGAGATGAATAAAGGCTTGATTATTCTAAGGAACTCATCTTTGCCCTTAACCTTATACAAGTCTGAAATATCTTTCCCTTCATTAAAGGGTGGCAATACTACATTAGTAAATCCTGTTTCCTCAGCTAACTTCTGAGCATCTTTCAATCCTGGCTCATCATTATCCAAGCAAATGAAGACTTGTTTATATCTTCTTTTCAGTTCACTAATTGCAGTATCACTCATCCTATATCCCTCACCCTGTATTGCAAGAGAGGGTATTCCTGTGTTAGCCCATAGACATAAAGCATCTTTCAATGAGGAGCAAATGCAAATTTGCTCTCCATATTCAGGTACTTTAGTCCATAGACTTACCACAGAAGTGTCATGTTTATTACTCCATTTATAACCACCTTTGTTAAATGGCTGATAGATTTTGAGAGTAACCTTACCTTCCTTATGTTCTACATAAGCATAGGCATATCTGTCAGCTCCAAATACATACTTATTACCATCTTTGATGACAATCTTACGTGATATTGGATAAACTTCTGCATACTTCAGCCAGTCAAGACTTATTCCATAGGATGCCCAATACTCAATATCATGAGGTGCCCAATCTCTGACTTTACATTGCAGCTCTGTATTATTGAGTTTGAAAATCTTAGGAGTTAAGTGTTGCTTTGAAGTATTTATACCTAGGTCTTTTGTACTGAACTTAGAAATATCATGAGCTATCTTGGCAAGAGCTTCTATATAATTGCATCCCCACAACTTGCAAAGAATATCAAAAGTATTTCCTCTGTCCTTAGTTGCAAAGTCTACATAGTAGACTCTATGCCCATCTCTGGAATAAAGTCCAAAGGAAGCCTTATTATCTATTCTTAAAGGAGAATGAATTACACAGGGAATTTCTGTAACTCCAAGATAATAAGCTAAAATATCTGCTTCTGTAGTTTTACTTAGAATATCATCTAAAGTCACAGAAGGATTACTCTTGCCAATAGCCATAACTGTTTAGTTTAAAAGTTATTATTTACCAAAATCCCAAGGAGAAGACTCTTCTGCCTTAGGGAAAGGCATGTCACTTGAGCCTGAGTTGTTGAAGTCAGTAGCTTCTACAGTATATTCTCTAAAGGGTTTAATATCATACTCCACATTAGAGAATGCTCCGGCATTCTTTCTTTCTTGTAAGTCCTTATCTATTTCACTGTAATCTCTTGCTCCATTTCTAAGTACTTTGTTAGTATATACTACCTGATATTGTTTTCCATCCTCAGTAGTTCTTACTCCAAACATCACCTTGACTTTATTCTTAGGCATAAGCTTAGGAACTTCATTAAGTTCAGAGAAATCTCCCTTAAACAGCTTATCCATATCAAGGGAACATTCACACTCCTCCATGTTAGCTACTTTGGGGTTCTTAACCCATTCACCATTAACATAGGAAAGTGCTTCATCAAAATTAAGATAGCTCTTAATAAATTCAATAAGTTGTATTTCTCCATTATAGGCAGGCCTGTATTCAGTAGTAATTCTAAGGGCTTTACCAGTGCTACTTTTAAGAGTCGCTTTATTTTTCAGGTCCTCTGGGGTAGCCCAAGCACTATAACCATATTTATCAATTACTTGTACCTTAGTTTTGTCTCTATTATACCTATAGGATTTATCTACAAAGAAAGTCATATGAATAATTATATCTCCCTCTACATCTGGTTTGACATAGAAAGTAACCATAACTTGAGGTACATTCTTATCATCTACCTCTCTTTCTCTCAGATATTCAGGCTCAGAGTCTATTTCTGCATTCAACAGTTTATTTCTTTCTTCTTTTGTGGGATTAACTGCTAAAACATATACAGGAGAAGCACCAATATACCTCTTAATACTTCCACCTTCTTTACTCTCTACTGCTTTACCAAAAGCCATAAAACTAAAATTAATATTTTTATTCATTTCTATTCAATTTATTTAATTTTACTTCTTGTTATTTTATTGCTTGTTCTTAATGAACTTAGTAAGGGAGATTGTTAGGAAAGGGAGAATCTCCCTCTGCCTTGACCTCTACTTCAGGTGCCTTCTCGGCATCATCTACTGTCTCAGGAGCAACATTGTCAATAGCAGGCTCCTCTACATGAATTTCATATACATTAGCCTCCTCATTGAACACTACTACACCAGCCTTAGGTTCATACTTAGTAACCTTTACAGGCTTACCATCCTTATCAACCTTACCAGTATCTTCTACCTTCTTGACAACCAAGTCTTCACTTGTGAGACCACCTGTCAAAGCCTTGACACCCATCTCATGTCCCTCAATCTCCTCAGTCAGGGCATTATACTCTGCATTGAGTTCATCAATCTTGGCAGCAATCTTATTCTTCTTCACTACCAAAGGATTAACATTCTGTGCAATTCTTTTTACACCTGCAAACTGTCTTACTGTTAATGTCTTATTCATAATTATTTCTCTTAATATAATAAAATAATTCTGTTATTACTACTTAATTTAAATACGTTATACTTGGCAATGTAATACTCAATTGTGGCTAAATAGAAATTAAGAACTATCCGTACTGGAAATTGGGATATTGTTCCAATGAATAGATTAGTTTTATTTCTTTCCTTACCTTATTACCAAGTTCTATTGTCTTTTCCCTATCCATAATATTCCTTCATAGCTTTCACTACTACTCCTAAATCATTAGGGATAAAGTCCTCCATAAACATATCAGCAGGAGACTTAGCAGGAATTTCTACCATACCATCCATGAATCTGTGAGTATAAAAGCCATAAGTAGCTGCGCCTTTATCATCATATTTAATAGATGAATACAGCACCATAGGTACAACCTCTACAGGATTATATTGATTATCAATCAGTTGGCCAATTGTACTAACCTTATATCCTACAGTAGTCTTATCACTCTGGACATCCTCACTATGAAGAATTAAGAACACATTAATATCCTCTCTCATAGATTCTATAGTAGAAATAATCTGTTGAAAGTGCATAGCCAACTCTGTATATTTACCATATCCAGTCTCTTTGGCCCTCTTGAAATATTCCTTCCTCATAATATAGATAGCATCATCTATAATGATATTATGAACATAAGAAGCATTCTTATCTATACCTTGAAGCATATTAATAGCCTGTGTATAATCATCTATCCTGAATAGATTCTTATTTTCTTTATTATATAGACTACTACTACCTTTAAAAGGTAATTTTTTACCTAAAACATTTAATATTACAGTTTCTTTAGGGTCTAACCCCTTAATACTAGAACTTTTTCCTGTTCCACTTTTTCCTAAAATGATTACTGCATTTGCCATTGTTTTTGTTTTATATGTTACTTTTACTTGAAAAGGGCTGCAAACTTATGAAATATTTTCCACCTGTGCAACTTTCTATTCATTTTATTTATTCCATAACTAAAGAAAGTCTTAGCAGTTTTGCTTTTCCTTGATTCCATATAGTTATATACTCTCTGTAATGCTTCTCTATCATTAGGTCTTGGGAGTTCATAAAATGTACTCACCGCACCATCAAAGAATAAAGGACAGATTTGACCATTTGCTCCATAGTCTCTATCTTCAATCACCTCCATGAACCTTATATGGTTCCTGAACTTGGTTATATCATATCCTTCATACTCTCTTAGTCCATACTTGAATGGACTATAGAGACCTATAACTATATTGGCATCTCTGGTAGTAGTCTTACAATCTGCAAGACCATCAGAAGATGGTTTAAGCTTATTCAGCTTTTGGTTCTCAATACCCTCTTGAGCCTGTGCTTGATGCTGAATCAATACAAAGATGAATTTCAATTGATTTCTGAGAGTAATACCATACTTGCTCATCTTATCAATAGTTTCCATCTTCTTTAATCCACTTTCAAGAGATAGATTCGAGGCATTATCTATGATGATTATCCTCCTCTCCTCTGGGTCATCTGGGGTATAAGGATTGTCATTGTCTACCACATCTGCATCTATGATTTCATCTGTGATAGGGTCTTTCCTCTTACCTTTCTTGAAGTTAAGATGTCCATGAGTTAAGGCATAGTCCCTACAATACTTATTGATTCCTGTGGGGTTCCTTTGGTCATCAATATACTCAACCATATCCTCGAATGCCTTGATATATCTCTGATACTTATCAGATTCAAGTAATTCAAGAATCTTCTCATCAATAGGATAGTTTCTATCTGTACTTTTCAGTTCAGTGGGAGATACCTCTATTCCATCCAATCTAAACAATAGATGACACAAGAACTCATTGTACTTTTCCTCTGGACTCATCTCCAAAGTAAAGTAAAGAACCTTAACTCTCATCTCAGGATGCTCCAATATAAAGAACAATGGTTCATATACAAATAGGTAATCACAGAACTTTGATTTACCTACCTTTTGATTGGCAGTCACCACTATGAACTTAGCAGTTTCAATGCCTGGAACCCATGCTCTAAATCTTGAAAAAGGAAAAGGGATACAATTATAAAGTCCATTAAGAACTCTCTCTCTCCTTAACCTCAGATTTCCCATTACTTGCTTAAATCTACTCATAATCAGTTAATTGTAGAAGTCCAATCTCTCTTCAAATCATCTTCCTGACCAGCATTCTCTATGTAAGAAGCAAGGTCTGATACCTCTTCAATGTACTTTCTACCATCACTTCCCATTTTCTTTTCATCCTTCCATATAAAGTATTTAAGTGCTCTCATATAAGTGTACTGTCCATTGAAGGATTCCACATATTTCTTGGCTGCATGTATAATCTGCTCATCAGAGTACTTATTACCATACAACTTGAAGAACTTTTGAAGCCTCTCTTTATTGTCTTTTCTATTGCCTTTCCAATACAAAGATGTACCTTCTTTCTTGCCTGATGGAAAGATAGACATAAGAGTATCTACTAGAGGTAATAGTCGCTCATCTGATGGTACAGAAGTATCAGCACTAAGTAATATATCAGAGCATGTACTATCCCACCTTTGAGTAACTAGGAAACCTTCAGAGAACATATCTTTTACCAGTACCTCTTTATTAACCAAGTCATTAAACAGCTCAGTAATGTTTACTCCAGTCTTAACAAGCAATACTGCAAGAAGAGAAGGTAAATCCATGCCTTTCTTCTTACAAATATCTTCATTGATTACATAATTCATTCTGATAGCTTTTTCACATGATTAACTTCAATTTCCTCTACTGCTGCACAGTTTTTAGTCATTACCTCTGCCATTTTAGCATTTTCTACAAAGCCTTTTGCAATGCAGTCCCACACATTCTTAGCAGTCTTGAATGCCTTGGATTTAGCTCTTGATTCAGCAATTTTCTTGCCAGTAGCCTCATCAAAGGTATCATCAGAGTTGCATCTTGCCTTAGCTGTCACTATGAACTCTCCAAAGTCATTTACCATAGGAGCTTTGGTTGCCCACCAAGCAGGGTCTATATGATTCCATAACTTAGAATCAAAAAGTTGCATATCAACTGACATGTTACATACAACCACTTTGTTTTCTGGCTTTACAATAAATTTGGATGTTGTTCTAACTCTAGTTTTCATAATGTTATTTCATTTATATTATTAATAGTAACTATAGACTCTTCTGAATACTCCTCTATCATCTTCTGCACAAGTTCTTCTTCCCTTGTATCCTTGAAATAAGGTATAATGATAATAGGAGATTTGTGTCTAAGTATTCTACCAACTCTTTGCTTTACTACAATCTCCGAACTATTCAAGTTGCAGAATATACCTATCCTACAATTAGTCAAGTTCACACCTTCATTGAGTATGTTACAGGCAGTAATATGCTTAATCTTGTTAAGATTAAACATTTCAAGGTTCTTCACTGAAGCCTTATTCTTTGAGGTGATATTGTATTTACTTAACCTCTCTGATTGCTCAATACTACTACAGAAAGTCAAAGTCTTGTAATTCCTGAACTTGTCAAGAAGAGATAGTACAAGGGCTTCCTTCTGTTCAGCACACCACTTCAGCCTTTTGCCTGCTATTGAAAGCCATAAGTTCTTTATCCTCTTATCTCTTGAGTTAAAGTACCTATTCTTGTACCACTCTATAAGTGAAGAGATACCATCATAGTAACCTTTCTGAGTGGTGATTATATCACGACCAAACTTCTTAACCTTATAGGTATAATTAGTAGTGTTCAAAGTCAAAGGCAGTAGATATACTGTAGGCTCAGGTAGTACTTCATCTTCTACAGCCTCCTTGAGACCACACTTAATGACCTCAGCCTTGTGGTTGTAAATGAAATAATCCCTCATGTCTCTCTTAATAGTGGCAGACAATCCAATGAAAGACTCATTGATATGGATAGTCTCCAATACATCAATTCTTGCTTCTGACAAATGCTGCATCTCATCTGCCACTACTACATCAAAGTATGAGTTCTCATAGTTCTTTAGTGACTCATAGCATTCAATGGTAATATAGTCAGACTTGATACCTCCCCATCTCTCAATCTCCTCCTCCCAAGTCTGCTTATGCACAGTCTTGGCTACAAGGATAAGTATAGTAGTAGGACACTCATCATTCCTGAATACCCTATCACATATATGATTAATGAGGTCTATTGCTACTTTGGTCTTACCCATCCCAGTAATAAGCTCTAAGATAAGATACTTAGCTTTGTCTATCTTAGACAAAGCCAAGCTATTCACTTCTTCTCTAGTCATTGCTCAATTTCTCTTTACTATTTCATACTTTCCAACATAGTAGCTTCTTGATTTTCAGTAGGCATTTTGTGATAATGTTACCTCCATCCAATGAAAGTACCGTGGCTCTATAATCAAGTTCATCCCAGTTTTCCTCTAATGAGAATATGAAATAAACTACAATAAAGGTTACAAATAGAGTTATATTAAGCCAAGGAATAATGCCCAATAGGACAATAACCAATATCATCCATAGAGGCATTCCTACCTTATATGTCTCTACTATTTGCATCTCTCCATTTATCCTACGATACTTTTCAACATTTGTATCCATCAAGATGCAAATAGTGAAAAGTATGATAAAAATTGATATAATCCACATCATTTGCTAATATCTTTAAAGATTGTAGGAACTTGACCATATACAGGTAACTATATAGTAATCTTGTTGTCTAACTCAGAGGATAAAGGAAATATATTTTTTCTCTCCCTTCTTACTACCTCTTGAGCCTCCTCTAAGGTATTATATCTACCAAAGGAATGGCCCCCAATTCTTACCCTATATTTACCATCCTCTATGGTGATGTTCCTACATTTAGTAGTACTATTCAGAGTAATAGAAACATTTTGAGCATTCTGCTCTTTGCTAACCTCTCTAAGATTATTTCTAACATTATTTAAGGTATTATGGTCAATATGGTCTACAACATTTTCAGGATTAGATTTCTCAAATATAAGATTATGAAGCCATATTTGCTTCCTAACCTTATTAATTTGAATTTTAGTCTTAACTCCATCAATATGCCCACTTGTATTCCTATTGATATGCCAAGTTCCTCTTATTAAAGCTGTCTTAGGTAAATCAACTTTGTCTATATAACATAATAGTCGAGTTCCTTTATAGATAATCTCTAAAGCTATTACATTGTCATCTATTTCTACCACTCTGTTTTTCATACTATTTTCTTATTTTACTTAAATCCAAAAATGTAGAAGTATTCCCACCAGTGATTACTGTTGGTACAGTCCCATCCCATTTCTCAATCCACATCTTCTCAAGAATTGCAGGAGTAAGAGCCTGTTGCCTCAACTCATTGGCTTTCTTCTCTGCCTCAGCAGCTACAATAAGTTTCTTAGCCTGAGCTTCTGCCACTTTAACCTCATTCTCTACCTGCATAGCCTGCTGAATAGCCTTATTTTTGGCATTTACAGACTCTACAATAGTCTGAGGATATTTGAGACCAGAGGTTAGCTGCTCCAACTGAAAGTTCTCTTTAGCAAGTGCCTGAGTCAAATACCCTTCAATAGCATTCTCAATACTATCCCTTTTACTTACAATGTCATCAGTAGTAAACTTATTGAGCTGGATTCTAAAGGCATCCTTTACATAGTTATACAGAGTACCTCTGATTACCTCATTCAACTCTTTTCTGTACTTCTTAAAGACAGCAGGTGATTTACCATCAATAATCTTCAATGATACAGTAGGGTCTACAGTGAACTCTGAACCATCCTTTGCATTGATTGTAAATGGCTCATAGTCAATGGTCTGTACATAAGTAGGATACTCATATACTGTGGTGGTCCAAGGATTGTACCATACAATACCAGTTACCAAAGAAGCATCATCTACTCCCTTATCACTGCCATACAAATTCACCTTGATGCCTTCACAACCTGCATCTACCTTCTCCATACATGATGTCATTGAGAACACCATAAACAAGGACAGAAGTCCCAAAATCAATTTACTTTTCATGTTTTCTTTCTAATTTAATTACTGTTAAACACTTTGTTCTGACTGATAGATATAATGTTGCAGCTACCATAAAGAATCCTATCACATTCTCAATGGTATTAGGTGCTGAAATCATTTCAAGTCCTAAGGTTATTAGGATAATGAAGATTACAAACCATACAGCAACTTTTACTACTACTTTACCCATAATCTACTTTCTTCATGCTTTTTTTTTTGTTAAACTTATATTACTTAGTCAGTGAGACTTTAGTCTCCTTCTTTAGTCGGAAATACATAGTTAGATAATCTTTAGAATAATGATTCTATCATATTTCAAACAGTTTTATGTAAGTTCTCTTACACTCCTCACTCCAATACCATTTGTTATACCATAATAGCACAATGTATTTATTCCTTGATATGACTATATCAATCTTAGGAGAATACTTATTATACATTACAATAATCCAAATACATAGCACAATGAGGAGTAACACATTAAATGCTGTCATACTATTCTGGTTTAGGACAACATATTACATACTCAAATCTTGAACAAATTTCTTTCCATTTCATATAGTCATCACATGAGTTTTTCTTTAATGCCTTTGCATCAATGAAGTTACTTACACAGAGCATATCATACTTGTTAGTAGGATGAGGAATTACCTCAAAGTACCCATCTAAATCATGTATAATTGCCCTAATAGTATCACCTGATGATATAAAGTCATCCATAACTATGAACCTTGTAGTACCAACCTCATCAATTCCTCTTAATGAAGAACAATGAGCACTTGTATCTTCTTTCTTCCTGACAATCAGGATGTAGGTCTTAGTAGTTGGGTTAATGTTGTGTAACTCATTAAGCATAGCACCTGCAATCATAGCTCCTGATGTACCTCTTACTACAAAGGTTATGCTTGTACCTTCCTCAATGTCCTCTTTATATGTATTGAAGATTGCTTCTGCACTCTGTTGTATGTAGCTATGCTTCCAATGGGCACCAAATGGATATTCTACACTAATGAAATGGTCAAGATGTATAAATTTAGGAACATATCCCATAGTCTCTTAGTTTTATCCTGCTTATTCAGAGGTTGTAAAAAAAAAGAAGGACAGGGGTATTATTAGTACCCCTGCCCTTACTATGAGAACATATCCAGTTAGTCCTCAAACACTTGATAGGTATATGATACACCTCCAAGATGTTCTACTGTTCTCTGCAAATGAGCTTCAAGTCTTTCCTTTTCACTCATTGCAGCCCACTTGCTAGGCTTAGACCATGAAGGACAAGAATTCTTATCAATCATATACTCATAAGCCTCCTTGCTCATGTTCAGGGACTGTGTAGCTGATTTACACTTTCTTGTATGGAAAGTGATAATCTCTGGGTTGGTACCATTGTTGTTAGTCACTCTCATAGTGTGCTTCTCCATCTTGTCCCAATCCTCTACTTTTACCTCAATGGTTTTCTTGTAGATTTTACCAGCTTTGGTCTTCTTCTCAATCACTTTGTGAGTTGTTTTAAGGCACTCCTCCTTTCTGAACATTGTGCTTCCTCGAAGCTCAATACTCAGACTTAACTTGATTTCACTCATGTTTATTAATCTTCTTCAGATTCTCCCTTCATAATTGCAGCAAGCATAAGAGCAACCATTGCATCTTTTGCTGTGGCTTCTCCCTTATCTGCTTTTTCTCTCAACTCCTCTGCCATTTTAATGTGAAGAGTATGTTTCAAGGCTTCAATAGTGCCCATTAATTCTCTCACATTGAGGAATATTGCACTTATTACAATCACCTCGACAGGTGCTTGCATTGTCTTACCTTTGTAGCTTTCCACCAAGTTTTCAACAAGTTCAACATTGGTTAAACCACCACTCTCTTTGCCACCTTTAATGGCTTTTGCAGCATTTTCAAATGACTGCTCATCCAACTTTCTTTTAAGTGGATTCTGTTCTTTTTCTTTCATCTTTTTTCTTTTAGAAAGTGAATAAAAATAGTAAGTTACACACAGTAAATGCTAACTATAACAATGACTATATCAAAAGCAAGAACCTGCCATCCCATCCAAAGCAAGAACAACCCTCCACAATCAAGCTTCATAGGGCAGAATATTTCTCGGAATGGCAGTCATAAGTAATGGCAAAGCACTACTCAATTATATTTTGCAGATATAATCTTCATTATTATATTTACACAAATAGCATCCACTGTGTGTATTCAATGCAGTTAAGAGTAAATACCCTAAGACCTACATTTACTTACCTAATGAATTTACAGTGTTGTACACACCAAGCAGTGAGTTAGGCACAGCAATTTTCAGCTTGCTATACTCTTGAGACTTTGCATTCTTCCATGTCTTGAAGGAAAGCATAATAGCCTTGAGTGCTTCTCTATACTCACTTGAAGCCACAGCATATTCTGTGTTAGACTTGTTTGTAGACTCTTCAATAGCCACTTCACAGTCATGCTTCATAGAGTTCAGTTGAGCCTGTACCTCTCTGTGCTTCTTCTGCAACTCATAGAAAGTATTGTCTACATCCTCTGCACTTACAGAAGGCTCATAGGTATAGATAAGAGCATCTCTACCCTTACCATCTACTTGATGAGGATGCTGTATTCTATCCTTGAGTTTCTTCCTCTCATCAGACAATACATCATTAGGATGTATGTACTTGCCTATTACAGCAGCCACAGTCTCAAGCTGGTAGTATCTGTTCCTCTCCTTTATAGGAAGAGAAGCATAATACTCCTGCTCTGTCAGTACATGAGGAGCCACAGGTGACAGTGGTTTCTCCACTCCATACTCTTCGCACCAGTCATCAAGACTGACAGACTGGAGTCCATTTATCAAGTCATTCTTAGCCTTGATAGCCTCCTTGAGCCAAGCTATGAGTGACTTTGCCTGTGCAATACTCTCAAGCATGGAAGGTATTGAGCTTAACACCTCCCTTGATGTACCTTCTTGTATGACATTATGTGCATTAGCACTTATCAAGCCAACCTCTACATTCAGAAAAGACACATTGTCAAGTTGTATTTCCGTACCCTGTATGTACTCCTTTGCCATATTAGCAATATGATTAGCACTTGTGGAAGTCAAGGCTACTCCTTCTTCACCTTCCTTCTTGAAGAAAACTAAATCCTTTTGCATATCTCATCTTATTATTTTGTTTATTCAAATAATATATCAAGTACTCTTCTCCACTTACTTTTTCTTGTCCTTATAGTATTGTCAGAAGTATTACTTGACACATTCTTTCTGTTGCTGTTGAGTGTTCCTTTTCTCTCATAAGTCATAAAGAGTTTACTACTTTTCTCTCTTAGTCCTCCTTGATGCCATTTCCATCCAATAGCAGCAGGAGTTCTATCAATTTCAAGTGATGCTTCCCTAAATGCTCTTTGCAAGTTATTAGGATTTTCCTCAATTTTACTGATGACTACTTTCTCTTCATCCTCAGTCCATTTTCTAAGTGTACTCATTTGATAATTTAATTATTAGTTTGTTAATTGTGGAGCATAGGGGATTCGAACCCCTGTCTTACCAACCTTTAATAAAAGAATTACACATGCTTACTACTTTTTAATGTGGTCAGTTACCCACTGGGTCTGTCTGGATTTACAGCATTTCCACCACCTCATTTTATTGTCCATAAACAAGGAAAAAGTTGAGTTACCTTCTGCGAGACCACAGCCTATTAATGCTCTTAAAGTCGGACCCTCAGCCTTAGTCTTCATTCAGGCTTTGCACCTTTCTGTTTCCAAGTAAGTGCTACTCAGCCTATTTAGGCAGCAACTCTATAAGAAGTATTGCCAGTTATTGTTTTGATGTCTTTCCATCAGTCTTTGCATGTTCTCTTACCAAATAATCAGCAATCAAAACCAAAATGCCCCTTTATTGCCTTGATTCTTTTCTAAGAACAAGGTGCAAGCTAAAACAAGAAATAGTAGCTTACCTACCAGCACCACATTTTCAGTCATTTTGCCCAGCATGGTCAGGAAATAGTGGTTAAATAGACATTGTATCTCCAGTGAGACTCGAACTCACAACCTACAGATTAGAAGTCTGTTGCTCTATCCAATTGAGCTATGGAGACATCACAAAAGGTCAGATATTCTCACGAACCTCTGACCTGTAGTGACAATATGTCACCCGAACTAAAAATCCTTTACCTAAAAATAATTAAATTACCTTTCCTGTTATTTTGTTAAACCATCTGTATAAAGACAATACTTCAAACTCTTCCTCTGAGATTAGCTTATAGCAACAGAATATCATCACTACAACAGCTATAAGAGTCTGAAAGAAATATCCATTGTCATAGATGCTATCTACTCCTGCTACAAAGAGTATAGTCACAAAGCCTGTTGTCCATAACAATATGCCTTTGATTATAAACTTAAATTTGTTCATTTTTGTTTAATTGCTTGTTAAGTTGAAAATAATTCAAGCACATCTTCTGTACTAAACTCTACCTTATTCTCATAGTCTATGTCAGACTTACTCATAGATTCACTGCCTTGATTATTCATAATGTTGCTATGAGCTAAGGTATTATTATGCACAGAGATGTGCTTTATATATTCATCAATGACCAGTCCCACACTCTTGTCAAGAAGAGCATGAGACTGAGCAAAGATGTATAACTCTCTAATTGTCACTGTATATTTATTTAAGATTTGTTACAGTAATCAAATATAATGTAGAGGATTATGACATGGAATACCAAAGCCACTATGAATAGTATTACTTCCATATTATAGTCATCTCCTTTTCAAATCTTACTACTTCACTTGGAGTAATAGCTATCAAGTTACCAAATACCTTAATATATGCCTGTCTCTTGATAACTATTTCTCCCTTTATTACCATTTCCATGAATACTTCATGATTTCTCTTTAACATATCCATGTGTAATTTCTTTGATTGCTTGTAATTCTTTGAACTACATATTGCATTAGGATTTACTCTATATCTTGCCATAACTTAGTCCATTAAGTCCCATAAGTAAGATTCATACTCACATGCAATTTCCTCATAAGTTAGTTTGGCTTCCTCTAAATATTCTGAGAGAAAATTACTTACTTGTTGGAAATTGTTAATATCACCATTGTATGTGACATTAAGCCACTTTTCACAAAAGTGAACAGCAGCTTTCTGTTTATCTGTAGTCATATTTGATTGTTTTTTAGGTATATTTCTAGTTTTTACATTCATAAATTATTGCTGCTGTCAGTATTACTAAAGTACAAATTATATGTATTGCTAACATAGTATTCAGTAAATATAGCTATAAAATTATATATGTTGTTGCTTATAACACAAGGTAAAAAAGAAGGTATAAGGTAGGAGGTTTTGCCATCCCACCTTATAATTCTCTTTTAGCTATCAGATAGAAACTCTATTAATATCTGACTCACCCCTCTTCTCCAATGTGAGAAGTTTAGCCTTGGTCAAATCAATAGATTCTCCAACTCCTACAGTAGCATCATTAGCAAGAGGAATATAAGTTTGTCCTCCTCCTACCATCATAAAGCAAACTGAGTTGCCATATTGTGATGGTACTACTGTTGCAGACTCTACTGCCTGAATTTCTTCCTGAGTAAATGCTCGTGAAGATTTAATACTCCATTTTCCTGCATAAGTTCTGAGAGTTGAGAAAATGTTCATACAAACTTACCAATGCCCTTTGGATTTATTTTGGTATCTGGCACACCTGTTAAATGATAAATGTTAAATGATAAATGCTAAAATGCAACTATTGTGGAGTTGCAAAGGCACAGGAGGAGTAATGAGCTATACTAATATCACATATATGATATGATATAACTGATAACTAACCTCAGTGTGTCAAGAACAAAGGAGGAGTAATGAGCCATGTTGATAATATATTGCTGTAATAGAGCTTTGAGATAATAGTTATGAGATAATAATATTGCTTCTACCTTGCCATTCTTTATACAATATAATCATTGTCTTGAAGAGGATAATAATAGTCTTGATTATCTCTATCACCATAATATTGCTTCTACCATAATATATTGCTTTTGCAATACCTTGCTGAAACCAGATAGGATAAAAATAAAAGTGAGGGAAGACCCTCACCTTTATAATTTATAAGGCAAGTATTAGATACTTACCCTATAAATATCACTCTCACCTGACTTACCTAAAGTCACAAGTTTAGCCTTAGTTAAATCAACCAATTCACCAGAGCCAAGAGTACTATTCTGGTCTAGTGGAATATAGGTCAATCCACCACCAACCATAGTGAACTGAACAGAATTACCATACTGAGAAGGTACAACAACAGCCTGAACTACAGCCTTAATTTCCTCTTCAGTAAACTCTCTAGTAGATTTAACTTCCCATTTACCTGCATAAACTCTCAAAGAACTAAAGATATTCATAATATATGTATGGTTGACCTAAGCACCAAAAGGTTCAAAGTTAATAATAAATTCAAATAATAAGGAGAAGTAATGAGTTATTTAAGGTTTTCCTTAGCCTCATAATACTCATAAGGGTCAAATCTATCAACCCAGTTATCATAGTGTTCTAATGTATCAAGGAATGATTCAGTAGCATTATAATAGTCTCTGTAAGGTTGTACTTTATTAATGTCAGAGTACCAGATGCCAAAGGTAAATCCTATAGCCAAGACAATGAGAACACAAGGAATGATAAGCAATAAATCTTTCTTCATTTTAGTAAGTTTTTAATGTTAGTAATCAAATAATAAGGAGGAGTAATGTATCATTTCAACTCCACGGGGGTATATCCCAATCTCAAAAACTATGGGGGGAGTGATGAGGTTATTATACACCACTCCTAGAAATATAATAGAAAAAAAAAATTAGAAAAAAAAAATTAGAAAAAAAAAAAATTATTTTATGTGCAGTAAATTTTTCATTTATATATTTGCATATATCAAAATTTTTACTTACCTTTGCAACCTAGTAGATGTAGCGGTGGATCTACATATCACCCATGAGGTTAAAAAGTAATGGGTTAGAAGTTGGGTTAGTACTCTCACACTTACATAGAGAGGAGGTTGTCCCCAATACTACTAAAATTGCTACTATATAAATTAGATTGCATGGGCACTCCACCTGAGAAAAGGCACAGGGAATCATGCTATAGGGGTATAATCAAGAACGGGTCTAATGAAGTTAGTAGTTAAAAGGAGATTAGAAATAACTCTTATGAAGCCATAACAAAGCTTCAGGGATATTACTATATACAATAATGAAGAAGATAGGTAATTACATTAAGGATTCTATTAAATGGTTATGGCAGTTTCCACAGAATATGATTGCTCTATGTATAGAGGGTGTATTGTGCCAAGATGCATATAGAGAAGGTAAGGCAGATGGTAATACTATTATAGTGAATAGTACTCTACTTTCAGCTATGTCTTTAGGAGATTATCTCTTTGTGAATCCTATGTCATCACAAAAATCCATTCAACATGAATGTGGTCATAGTAAGCAATCTGATATATTAGGTCCACTATATTTGATAGTGATAGGAATCCCATCACTACTACATAACATAGTACATTATCTGTGTAGTAAGATAGGAATTAAATGGAACTACTATAGTTTTTATACTGAATCTTGGGCTAACAAGTTAGTAGGAATTACTTAAAGAATATAGATTAGACCTAAAATCAAGCCTAACTTTACTCCTTCAAGACAAGAAAATGACACTTGAATTGAAAATAATTGGAGAAAAGCTTGCACAATTCAAATATTTTGCTTACCTTTGCAGTGCAATTAAGGAAAATTGGTTTTAGGAAATTTCCACATAAGGAATGTTACTTTAACTAGTTGTTTAAGGCAACATTCCTTTTTTTTTATTGCCCCATAATGTAACTGGTCATCACATGAGATTTTGGCTCTCATAATATAGGTTCAAGTCCTATTGGGGTAACAAGTAATAGAGAAGATGCCTTCTTAGTACAATGGATAGTACATGAGTCTTCTAAACTTAGAATATAGGTTCGATTCCTATAGGGGGTACTTGTTATGGGGATGTAGACTATGGGTTAGGTCATAGCCCTTTCAAGGCTAAGGCTAGGGTTCAATTCCCTCATAATCTGCCCTGTTTATAAGGAAGTCCTATATCACAGCGGTGATTAGGCAAATGGAAAGGTAACTGAATGGGATTCAGCCTAGTCTTGAAAACTAAGGGAACAGTAAAATGTTTGGGGGTCGGGACCTCATCTTTCCGCTAAATAGATGTGTTCATTGACTTATTAGTAAGGAATTGGAGAGTAAACCTAAGAGGTTTTAGGGACTGTCTGCTAAACAGATTGTACTAGCAATGGTATGTGTTTCGAGTACACTGCTCTCCGCTAAATAATAAAAAATAGGGAATTAGTCCAGTTAGGTTAGGATGCAGCATTTGGGATGCTGAGGTCAAGAGTTCGAGTCTCTTATTCCCTACTAATCATTAATGGGGAGGTAGCATAAATGGATAATGCGCTAGATTTGCACTCTGGAAGATTGGGTTCGAGTCCCACCTGCTCCACATTGTTTTCTTGTTTTTCATAATACTAAGCTTTACTTGAACCCTCTTTTGGGTAGTTAGAGGTTAAAGAAACTGCCCTATCAATGCTCCTTAGTTCAGTGGTTCAGAATAGTTCCCTTACAAGGAAAAGGTCATAGGTTCGAGTCCTATAGGAGCAACTAATGGGGATATAGCTGGAAGGTCTATGCACTTGGCTGTTAACCAAGAGATAAAAGTTCGATTCTTTTTATCCCCGCAAATTCTAGGTTCTTAGTTTAATTGGCAAAACACTTCTCTCCAAAAGAAGAGTTATGGGTTCGATTCCTTTAGAATCTGCATTATTGGCACATCTTCTAATGGTCAGGAAGCTACTCTGATAAGGTAGTAATCAAGGTTCAATTCCTTGTGTGCCAACTATATTCTGATGTACTTCAATGGTAGAAGGCTGCTCTCATAAGGCAGTAGTTAGTAGTTCGAGTCCACTCATCAGAACTAGGTTAATGCCTTAATATACTCACTTAGCTCAGTAGGTTAGAGCAGGAATCTTATACATTCAAGGTCAATGGTTCAAGTCCATTAGTGAGTACTAATGTTCCTATAGCTGAATTGGTTAAAGCAACAGTCTCTTAAACTGTGGACTCTGGGTTCAAGTCCCAGTGGGAACACTCATTTCCCTAAAGCATTGGTGGTAATGCTAGAGACCTTTAATCTCTGGAACTAGGTTCGACTCCTAGTGGGGAAACATAATTGTTTAACTCCAAATTTTACAGTTATGAGAAGAGTTCTTGATTTTATTAAGAAAGCTGGTAATGTTTATGTAAGAATCATTGCTAAGAGTCAGATGATGACTCCTACAGGGTCTATTCCAATACCGGAATAACCCTTCATTTGGAGGTAAACTAATTAGGGGTAGCTTTAATGTGGTGAATTAAAGCAGACTGTAAATCTGCTGCCATAGGCTATTTAAGGTTCGATTCCTTTCTGCCCCACTTCAATAGAAATTTTTGTCCTTGACTTATGGAAAGTGATAGGGGGAGAGACCTAAATAAGTCATTATGGGTGTTGGGCAGGTATGGTTACATTGCGCAGGTCTGAAAAACCTGAGAATAAAGTTCGATTCTTTGAACACCCGCTATATATATAATGCCCTCTTGGTGGAATTTGGTAGACACGCTGGATTTAGGTTCCAGTATGAAGTAATAGTAGTGTAAGAGTTCGAGTCTCTTAGAGGGTACTAAAAATAATTTGAAAATAGTTAGGAAAATATTTGGTAGTTCCAATTATTTTGCTTAACTTTGTAACATCAAAATAAGAGAATATGTTTGAAGAAGATAGCCTATTTACTCCAATGGAATCAAGCAGAAGTACGGAAGTATCTGGTTCTCAGTTCTTTATTAACTTCTTAAATCAACTTGAAGGTTGGAAAACTAAGTGTAAGAACTTGCATTGGGCAGCACCTAAGAAAAATATCCATGTATATCTTGATGAGTTCCTTGATATATTGTCAGACTATCAGGATGGTCTTGCAGAAGGATATATGGGAATACTTGGTAAAATGCAACCTAATGCTATCAAGGGAACTCCAAGTGATGCACTGAATGCTTTTGACTTTATAAGTGAAGTTAAGTCTGCTACTATTGCATTTTATGATAAGATTCCTCAAGAGACTGCTTATAAAGGTATAGCATCTGAGTGTGAGACCTTTATTCAGAATATCAATAAGTATGACTACTTATTCCACTTATGTGATATAAGGCCATATTAAGACACCATCCCCTTAGTGTTAATGGTTAGCAAGCTTCTCTTGTAAACAAGAAGAGGAAGAGAAGGTTCAAATCCTTTAGGGGACTCACAAGTTACTAAAAGCTGTCTTATCTACAGTGAGAGAGTAACACTCAATGCTACTAGATAAACCTCGGCAGGAGCTGACCTGCGCCACTGAAATTAAAAAGCTCAATGAGGTGTAGGTGATTGAGGGTGCAAGTTAAGGTGATACTTGCAATGCCTAAGTACCAGTTACCCAAATCTTAGGCTCTTGTAGATATGGTGTTAGCAGTAGCATATGACATTGCCAATGTCAAGGGGTCAGTTCAAGTCTGATTATCTACTCAATGTGGGATTAGTGTAATGGTAACATGTAACCCTTCCAAGGTTAATTTGACAGTTCGAGTCTGTTATCCCACTCTAACATCGCGGGGAGAATTGGTATTCAATCCAGTCTCATATGCTGGACTCCAAGTGTTCGATTCACTTCTCCGCAACTAATTTAGATAATATGGAAGAGATAGAAAAGGCAAAGATGACAAGGACCAAAAAGACCAATGGTTCAGAGGTTCATCAAGTTATGACTGTATTAACTGATACTACAATCAGAGGTATTGTAAGGTCAGCCAATGAGGAAGGAATTAAGAGAGAGGATATAGTTTCTCTACTTAAAGAAAATGGTCAGTTTGTATTAATCTACTTTAGATAAAAACATTATGGAAATGGGAGAGCAGAAGACAATAGAAAGACCCTTGATGAGTGAAGAGGAGTTCAAGGATTATATGGAAAAGAATAGAGTAGATATTGTGGGAGATTTCTATGGAAAAGGTATTCTTCACCTAAGAACTTATGAAGCAGTAAGCAAGTTCAAGTCTGTAAGGAGAGCAATCAGAAGAGGTCATGTATCTCTTGATGGTATTATCTTCCCTAAGAGACCTTTCAATAATAAGGCTAATACTTGTAAGAGAAAGGGACATCACAGTAGGACTATTAATGAAAGAAAGAAGATGATTTATGAGCAACTTAAACACAGAAAATCAGCCTAATGATTACAATGAAGTGCCAGTATTATACTGCAAGCATTGTCTATCATTGAATATTAGGAACATTTCGAGAATGGAGGATTCAGATTACTGTGATGAGTGTGGCTCCACTGATATAGGAGAATGTTCAATAGAAGAGTGGGAGACTCTATACAAGAATAGATATGGACATAAATTCCTTGAAGAGTATTAACAACTTAATTACAAATTAAAATGGAAGAGCAGAAGGGAAAGGTTGTAGAGATGCAACCAACAACAAAGGAAACAGAGAGACCTGAAAAGATGTCTTATGAGCAGTTAGAGAACATAGCTCATCAGCTTAGTGAGCAGGCTAAGCAGTTATATATGAAGCTGCAAGCTGCTAATATGGGTAACATGTTCAAGAGACTTGACTACTTGTTTAAGGTAGTGGAGAATGGACATATGTTTAAGCAAGACTTCCTTGAGAAGTGTATTGCTGAGATTGAGGAGCTTATGACAGTTCCTGAAGAGGTTGAGGAAGATAATAAGGAAGAGGAAACACCAGATATTAAAACTGAAGAGTAAGATACATGATGAAGGAAGAGTGGAGAGATATAGAAGGATATAATGGATTATATCAAGTATCCAATCTTGGTAGAGTTAGGTGTGTTAGGATATTAAAACCTGCGTTTACTGAAGATGGCTACTTAAAAGTAGTTCTTCAGGATAAAAGAAATATTAAAACATCTACTATACACAGGTTAGTAGCTAAATCTTTCCTATCTGATTATTCTGATGATTTACAAGTGAATCATAAGAATGAAGTTAAAACTGATAACAGAGTAGAAAATCTTGAAATGTTATCTTCAAAAGATAACAATAACTATGGTAGCAGAAATGAAAGAATATCTAAAGCTTTGGGGAAAAGAGTCATTCAACTTACTATATTCAATGAACCTATAGCTGAATACTATTCTACATCTCAAGCATCAAAACAAACTGGTATTTCTCATAGAAATATTGCTACCTGCTGTAGGGGAGAGAGAATTTCTGCTGGAGGGTATAAATGGAAATATAAAGATGGTTAAGAAAGCAAATAACATCGTCAGAATACCCACTTCATTAAATGGTAAATTCTTTAGATATTGGTTTGAATTTTTAGAGCCTTTTCATAAGCTAACTGATAGAGAGATTGATGTAATTACATCCTTTGTCAAGCAAAGATATGAACTCAGTAAAGTTATCAAGGATAATGAGATACTTGATAAGGTTACAATGAGTGAAGATACAAAGAAGAAAGTAAGGGAAGAGTGTAATATCACTCTCCCACACTTTCAGGTAATTATGGGCAAGCTAAGGAAGAATAAAGTTATCATTGATGGTAAGATTAATCCAAGGTTTATTCCCAACATTGATGAAGAGACTGGCACTTTCCAACTATTGTTACTTTTTGAATTGAAATGAATTATCCTGATATAATTGGTAAGGTTTCTGAAGAGTTGAATTTACCTAAAGAAGTGGTAGATAAAACATATAAGGCATTTTGGTTATTTATTAACCAATCCATACAGTCCTTGCCATTAAAGGAGAATCTTAATGAAGAGGATTTTGCTAAGTTAAGAACAAATTTCAACATTCCATCACTGGGTAAACTGACTTGCACTTATGATAGGATGTTAGGTATGAAAAAGAGACTCAAGTTTATTAAACAGATAAGGGAGAAGAGATGAAGAAATTGTTTATTAGTCAGCCCATGAAGGGTAAGACAAATGAAGAAATAGAATCTGAAAGAGCCAAAGCTGTGGAAGAGGCTAAGGCAGTACTCAATGATGATGTGGAAGTGATTGATAGCTTCTTCAAAGATGCACCAGTAGATGCAAGACCTCTGTGGTTCTTGGGTAAATCAATTGAGCTATTATCTGTGGCAGATGCTGCATATTTTGCTAAAGACTGGGACAAATATAGAGGTTGTAAGATTGAGCACTCTTGTGCTGTAGAATATGGTATAAAAGTTATTGAGTATGTTGAAGGTTAAGAAAATAAAGCCAATGTTCACTGCACTTATCACTACAATGGATAAGTATGAACATGATGTAACTACAAGAGGTGGTCTAATTGATACTACTAAGCAGCAGGGTGGATTAAAAGAATATCAAACTGTACTTGCAGTAGGTAGTTCAGTAAGAGATATAAAGGTAGGTGATATAGTGTGTGTAAACCCTACAAGGTTTGCAGTAAGAAAACATCAAGCAGGCACTCTTAAAGATGGAATTGTAACTGACAATCCTGTTACTACTTACAATTTTGATGTTGTTGAGATGGATGGAAAGCAGTGTCTATTGCTACAGGATAGGGATATTAACTTCATTATTGAAGAATGGGAAGAAGTTCCAGATACTCAGCCACAAGTATATATGCCAGACAAAAAGCTTATTGTTTAAGACTTGTTCTTGCTGTAATAGAACTTTGCCTATAGATAATTTTTATACCAGAAGTTATAAAGATAGGAATGGCAACATCCATAAGTATCCTGATTCTAAGTGCAAAGACTGAAGAATCTCCACAAAGAGTGGAGAGATAAGAATAAAACAAAAGTCAAATCTTATAGAGATAAGTGGAGAAGAGAACATCCAAACTACTATAAAGAATGGGCTGAAAGAAATAAGTCTAAAATCAGACTCTCACAGATTAAGTATAATTATAATTTAACTGAAGAAGAGTATGAAGCTTTACCAAAAGCTTGTGAAGTGTGTGGAAATACAGAAAATCTATGTATAGACCATGACCATATTACAGGAAAGGTTAGAGGAGTATTATGCTCAAGATGTAATTCAGCTCTTGGCTTACTGGGAGATAGTAAAGAAGTCATACTAAAGTTGGCTTCATATATAGAAAAGCAGTAGTGAAAACTACTGCTTTTTTTTTGAAAAAAAAAGAAAAGTTATGATGAAATTACTTAAATATGAAGGTTATAAGGTTGTGATAGAACCAGAGCTTTTAACATTAAAGCCCTTCAAACAAATATGGACAAGAGATAAAACAGTGAATAAGGACAAAGCCTTAGCAGAAATTGCTTTCATCTATTTTATGACTGACCCAAGAAGTGACTATCAATACCTTGTAGATGACAAGGAGAGAATGGAAGCCATTAAAGAGGGAGAAGGATTACCTCCTAAATGGAAACCAGACAAGATAGTAACAGAAGCAATGGAATTTTATAAATCATTTAAGCCAATCTCTGCACTACTCCTTGAAGACACGAGGTTTATGGTTAATAAGTTTAGAGCAAAACTAAGAGAGCTGGACTTTGATAGTCTTGAGGTTAAGGAGTTTAAGGAGATTACAGCCATTGTGAAACAGATTACACCTCTCATTAGAGATTTGGATGAGGCTGAGAAAGCACTTAACTCTGAAATGAGGAGTTCAGGTAAGATGAGGGGACAGGGAGAAAAGACTATATTTGAAGATGACTTGGCACTATAACTATGAAAGCAGAAGATATTATAGAAGGGCTTAATAAACATATTGAGACAAGGAGAAGTGAGAGGGGAATTGAGAATGTAGGGCACATGGTATTACAGAAAGAAATCATGCCTCATTCCTCATTCAAGGTTTATAAGATTTACAAGTACACTCTTTGGTTCACTAAGAGAGGTAAATCTTATAGAGTAATAACAGTACAGCATACTGCTAAGGTTCCTGATGGTCAGGAAGAGAATATGTTAAGAGAGATGAATATCATGTTGAGTACACTAATATTCAATTGGATAGGCTCTGATTTTTATGAAGCAGTTATAAAGGGAGAATATAATGGAGTTTCAGAAAATACCAATGAATAAATATCAAACTGAGCTAACTGAGGAATTGGTTAATAGCCTTCCTCAGGAAGTTCAGGACCAGTTATTTGATATTATAAATAATGTAGAGTTTGTCAAGAGATTGATAAGTCCTACAAGAGAATATGCTAAGGATAGACCAAGGGATGATAAGGGTAGAATCATTGTAGACTTGGCTAATCCTCATATATTAGAGGATATGGATTACTTCAGACCATCTGCTATACATTATGAGAAGTATGGTACATTTACTAACCTTAGACCTAATGCCAATCCTAATAGTGAATATGGTAAGTGGGTAAGAGAGGAAAGAAGAAGAATCTGGGATGGTTATGTAAGGGAAAGTGATGGAGAATGGGTTACAGGATATATGTATTGGTTCCTTAATTATTCTCCTATGATGCTCTCTAAGATTAGAGAGTATAAGGATAAGAATGGTAAGAAGAAAAAGTCCAAGAGGGCTGATAGAGTAGAGGCATTACCTGAATGTTGGGAAGGTATCTATTGGAGATTCCATTGCTTAGACCAAGCATCAAATGGTGGTTTATACAATAACTTTGAGGGAGGTCAGCACATGGCTGAACTTGCTTCCAGAGGTAAAGGTAAGTCATATAGTCTTGCATCTATACTTAACCATATCTTTGTGGTAGGTGAGAATGAGGAAGCACATGAAAAGGTAAAGGGTATAGTAACTGCCTATCAGAAGGAGTATCTTACTAAGGATGGTGTCCTTAATAAGTTTGTAGATATGGCTAACTTCTGTGCAACCAATACCCAGTTTCCAAGAAAGAGATTAAAGAACTCTTTACAGGAAATGACATGGATAATGGGGTATAAGGATGTAGAGTTGGATATTGAAAGAGGTACTCAGAATACAGTACTTGGAGTATCATCTAAGGATGATGAGTCTAAGTTGAGAGGTAAGAGAGCTGCTAAGATTCTTATTGAAGAGTTTGGTACATTCCCAAGATTAGTTGATTTGTATAATGTGCTTTTACCTTCAGTACAGGAAGGTGATATTGTCTTTGGACAAATCTATATGTTAGGTACTGCTGGTGATAATGAATCAGACTTTGCTGGTGCTCAGGAAATCATGTATAACCCTAAAGGTTATAATATGTATGCTTTACCTAATGTATTTGATAAGTACAACCAAGGTAAACCTTACTTTGTATTCTTCTTTCCTGGCTATGTGAATAGAAAGGGATGTTATAATGAGAATGGTGTATCTGATGTAATTAAGGCTCTGATTGAAATTCTTATGAATAGGTATAGGGTAAAGTATAATTCTACTGACCCTAACACTATTATTAAGACTATTGCTGAGGTTCCTATTACTCCTGCTGAAGCTATTGTTAAGACAGGTGTAAATATGTTTCCTGTAGCTGACTTGACTGAAAGAATAGGTCAATTGGATGCTAATCCTACAGAATATGATGATGTATATGTAGGTGATTTGGTATTCAATAAAGATGGTCAGGTGGAGTATAAACCTACCTCTGCTACACCTATTAGGGATTTCCCACATAAGGATAATAAGATAGAGGGTGCTATTGAAATATATCAGTTACCTGAGATTGATAGGAATACAGGTAAGCCATACAATGATAGGTATATATTAGGTGCTGACCCTTATGATGATGATGAATCAAATACTATGTCTTTAGGTTCTATATTTGTACTGGATTTATGGACAGATAGGATAGTAGCTGAATACACTGGAAGACCTCCTTTTGCTGATGATTACTATGAGATTTGTAGAAAGCTTTGTCTATTCTACAATGGCAGGCTGAACTATGAGTACAATAAAAAAGGTCTATTCTCTCACTTCTCGACAAGAAATAGTCTCTATCTTCTTACAGATGTTCTTGATTTCTTAAAGGAAAAGCAGATGATGAAAGATGGCTATGGTAACAAGTCAAAAGGTACTAATGCCTCTCCTGCCATTAATGCTTATGCAAGGAGTAGATTGAGAAGCTGGCTATTAGCTCCAGTTCCTATTATGCAAACTATTGATGGAGAAGAGAAAGAGGTAATGGTTCCAAGACTATTTACTGTGAGGAACAGAGCGCTGCTGAAAGAGCTTATTAATTACAACTCTGAGGGTAACTTCGATAGAATATCTGCTATGGGTATGTTGATGCTTCTAAGGGAAGATAGAATGATAAGATACCAAGGAGATGTTAGTAAGGAAAAGCAGGAGAGGACTGATAATAGCTATGATGGTAATGACCCATTCTTCAAGAGGAACTATGACTTTAGGTTTAGGCAGTAAATTTAGTAAAAATGGAGACTGATGATTAATAAATTACTTATATACTTGCATAGGTCAAGGATTTTACTTACCTTTGCACAGTAATTAAATTGAAGTATGAGGAAGAGAGATTATACTGTATATTTACATATAAACAAAGTGAATAAGAAAGTATATGTAGGAATAACTTCTATGAGGGTAGAGAATAGATGGAGAGAAGGTAAAGGATATAAAAAGTGTGAAATCATGAATAAGGCGATACTAAAGTATGGTTGGAGTAATTTTGAACACATTATACTCTGTAAGACTTCAAAGGATAGAGCTATAATTCTTGAAAAATCTCTTATAAAATTCTATAAGAATAGGAGAATAAGCTATAATATCTCTGGTGGGGGAGAGGGTGCAGGCACTGTCAGTGAATACACTAAAGAAAAGCTTAGACAATATAAGGGAGAGAAATCTTCTATGTTTGGTAAGCATACATCTAAAGAGACAATAGAAAAGAGAATAAGTACAAGAAAAGCTTTAGGGCATTATTCTAAAGACACTTCATGGTTAGCTCCATACAGATTAAGAAAAGGAAAAGAAAGTCCTATGTATGGGAGGAAGCCAAGTGAAAACACCTTATTGGCCCATAGAAAAGTAATACTTCAATTTAGTTTAGATGGAGAATTTATAAAAGAATTTAGTTCAATTAAGGAAGCCTCTGGGGAGATTGGTATTTTCAAGCCAGCAATTGTGCATTGCTTAAAAGGAAAAACTAAAAAGGCAGGAGGATATAAATGGAAATATAAATATGAGTGAATTTTGTCAATTGCCCCCTCAAAACTTACCTTTTAATAAAAAGACCAAGGAATGGAGAAAGAAACACTTGGATTTTGCTGATTCAAAGACATTTTTTAACTATAGTCTTGTAAGGAAGAGTGTTATTCATAAAAAGATAGCGTATGACTTACTTAATGGGAAGCTTCACATGAGTGACCTTGAGATGATACTGAATCCTGAGAAGCTACAGGCAGGTTTCATACCTGATAGAATCCAACACTATCCTATTATGAATAGTAAGTTGAATGTGCTTAGAGGTGAGGAAAGTAAGAGAGTTTTTGACTTCAAAGTAGTAGTTACTAACCCTAATGCTATTACAGAGATAGAGAATAACAAGAAGCAAGAATTACTACAGAAGCTACAGGAATGGGTATCTAATACTTCTCAATCAGAAGAGGAGGCTAACCAAGAGCTTGAAAAGATAAATGATTACTACACCTATGAGTGGCAGGACATGAGGGAAATTAGGGCTAATGCCCTTCTTAACCACTATATAAAGGAGTTGAATATTCCTTTAATGTTCAATCAAGGGTTCATGGATGCAATGGCAGTTGGTGAAGAGATTTATCAATGTGATATTGTAGGAGGTGAGCCTACTATTGAAAGACTAAATCCACTCAAAGTAAGAATCTTTAAGTCAGGATATAGCAATAAGATTGAGGATGCAGATATGATAATCCTCGAAGATTATTGGAGTCCAGGCAAGGTTATTGATGCCTACTATGATGTATTGACAAAGAAAGACATGGAGTATATAGAGAAAATGCCTGACCATGTAGGTCAAGCTGCTACAGACTCTATGGATAATATTGATGAGAGATATGGCTTTGTCAATAATCACATGATAGGGGATGAAATAAGTACAGAGGGATTCTTTTGGGACCCATTAGGAGGATATGATGGGGTTAATAACTCACTTCTTCCTTATGATGTTGCAGGAAACTTGAGAGTACTTAGAGTATATTGGAAGTCAAGAAGAAAGATTAAGAAGGTAAGAAGTTATGACCCTCAAACAGGTGAAGAAGTATTTAACTTCTACCCAGAGACTTATGTAATAGATAAGGATGCTGGAGAAGAAGAGCAGATATTCTACATCAATGAAGCATGGGAAGGAACTAAGATTGGCACAGACATTTATGTCAATATGAGACCAAGAGTAGTTCAGTACAACAGACTAAGCAACCCTTCAAGATGTCACTTTGGAATTGTAGGTTCTATTTATAACCTTAATGACAACAGACCATTCAGCTTGGTGGATATGATGAAGCCATATAACTACTTGTATGATGCAATACATGATAGATTAAATAAGCTGATAGCAAGAAACTGGGGTTCATTGGTGAGATTAGATTTTGCCAAGAAACCTAAGGGATGGGATATAGAGAAATGGTTATACTATGCAAAGACTATGGGTCTTGCAGTAGAAGATAGCTTCAAAGAAGGTAATTTAGGTGCAGCTACAGGTAAACTTGCAGGTGCATTAAACAATGCTTCTACTGGGGTAATTACAGCTTCTGATGGTAATCAGATACAGCAATACATTAATCTTCTTGAGTTTATCAAGATGGAAATGGCAGAAGTTGCTGGCATTACCAGGCAAAGAGAAGGTCAGGTAAGTAATAGAGAGACAGTAGGTGGAGTAGAGAGAAGCATGATGCAGTCTTCTCATATTACAGAGTGGCTATTTGTAGTACATGAGGATGTCAAGAAGAGGGCATTAGAGTGTTTGCTTGAAACAGCTAAGATAGCATTAAGAGGCAGAAGCAAGAAGTTCCAATATATCTTGTCTGATAATTCAATAAGAGTTATGGAGATAGATGGTGATGAATTTGCAGAAGCTGATTATGGTCTTGTAGTGGATAATAGCAATGGTGTTCAAGAATTAAACTCAAAACTTGATACTTTAGCTCAGGCAGCATTGCAGAACCAGACTCTATCATTCTCAACTATTATGAAGTTATTCAGTTCATCTTCGCTTGCTGAAAAGCAGAGACTTGTTGAAAAGGATGAAAGAAGTATTCAAGAAAGACAGGCTCAAGCTCAACAACAGCAATTGCAGGTACAGCAACAAGAGATAGAACAGAAGGCTCAGATGGAACAGGCTAAGATGCAACAGGAAGATGCTCTTAACCAAAGAGATAATGAGACAAAGATTATTATTGCACAAATGCAAGCTTATAGCAAGAATAGTGAAGATGATGGTATAATAGAACCTGAATATTCACAAGAGACTAAAGACAAGCTAATGGAGCAGATAAGGGAATTTGATTTAAGACTTAAGCTTGATAAGGAAAGGCTGGAGCATGATAAGGAGAAGGCTAAAACTGATGCAAGGCTCAAGGAAAAACAAATAAATAAGCAGAAAGCAACTTCTAATAACAATAATAAGCAATGAAAAGATTTAGAGATATTATACAAGATATAAAAGCTCCAAGTACAAGTGACCTCTGGATTAATAATGGAGAGTTGAAGTACTATACTAATAATGGCTGGAGAGCCATTACCAGTAATGGCTCTTCCGATGTATATGTTCTACCGGGTAACCTTCAAACAACAGAAGGATGGTCTACAACAGACGTAGAATCTATTGTAGGGAATTGGGATGAGTTTACAAAAGCTGTCTCAGGTGGTAAGATAATTGTTGGTTATTTTCAAGACGAGGGACAATTTGTCAAAAGTACAGCCTCAGTGATAGAAAATGACGGGGTAACCTTTTTAAGTTTTAGCTTTTATCAGCTTCTTTGTGTATATATTATTGACCAAAGTTATATAACTATTGCTACTATTGATAATTTTCTTTGTGTGAGTTCTGTTGTAGACAGACTAAATAGTTCAGGAACTAAATTACCTCTCTCTGCCAACCAAGGTAGGATTCTTAATGATAGGGTAACAGAATTAGAGAGTAAGTCTAATGTTGCAGTGCTTACACCTACAGGTACAAAACTAATGGAGTTGGTATCCAGTAGTCCTAATGTTACACAAGAGCAGTTGGCTGAAGCAGGTTTCACTCCTGAAATATGTAGAAGGTTGAATGCTGGAGAAGTGATTTACATGAGTGGTGAATGTGCTGGTTTTGGTAATGATGCTTTGTATCCAATACAGGGTATTGCCCCTAATTCCTCTCCTGACTTAGTACCGTCTAGATTGTGCTACTGTCACTATAGTAGTTATAATGCGGATGGCACTGCTAATGGAGGGTGCTTTACTACAATTAAGAAGCAATCCTCAGGTCAGTACCTTGTAGATTATATTAAGGTGTAGTATGGAAATGATGAAAAAGAAACAGGTTGTTGCTTCCCATAATAGAGAGCCTCTTATAGAGAATCTATGGTTAAGGGATGGCAAGTTGCTATACTTTGTCAATGGAGAGTGGCAACCTGTATTAGGTCAAGATTCTAAAGTAATTATAGAGTAACATGTTCACTAGGAATCAAATAGAAGAAATTAGAGACAAATTGGCTCAGTTGGGAGTCAAGGATACAGAGTTTAAGGTAACAGAAGAAGCGTCTGAAGATGATATGATAGCCATTGTCTCAGGTGGTGAGAATAAAATAATCCTGTTGAAAGACCTATTGAGTGAAGCAGCAGGTACTATTATTATCGAATAAAAAAAAAAAAAAAAATGAAGATTATTAATTCAATTATGCCAATGAGTGACATAGAAGCACTGGCAGCAAATGGACAAAAACTAAGAGTAGCAGTAACAAAGACTTCCGCGCAAGGTAAGAGTGTACAAAGTACTACACCTAATTTAATGTCTTTCAGTACTGATGAAAACAGTATTTGGTTTAATGGGAAGAAGTATGGGGTGCATCTTTTTAAAGATAGCATCTATACTCTAAGTACTAGTTCCTCTCATCAGGATATAGTAAATGCTTTAAATGGATTAGATAGTAGTAATATAAAAAGCTTTGTAGATACAGGCGTTATAGGGGTTTTTAGACTTAATGAATCTCCAGATTATTATCAGGGTATTGTGATATTAGGCTATGTAGAGAAAGAACCTACACATATGTATTTATATATAACTGATAATTACTACAATACTAAATATATTTTAATCAATATATCTACTCCTGCAAAGTACGTGGTAGAAGCAGTAGAAGATAGTTCCTTGTTAAGGGAAGCTGATGTTGCAAATAGCCTAACCCTTACTTCTACTACAACACCCCTTTCAGCTGCAATGGGAAAGAAGCTAAATGATGAAAAGCTTGCAAAAACGGATGTAGTGAATAACCTTACCACTACTGACACTTCAAAAGCCTTATCAGCGGCACAGGGTAAAGCGTTGTATGACATGTTTAATGGGAACAAGATAAATATCAACTTCTCAGTTACTTCAAATTCAACAGATAATAACACTATAAAAAGCTACATGGGGAACATAAATGGTGCCACTCTTGTTAATAAGCTTACTTATGGTGCAAATCTGGTTGACAGTAGTAGTGATGATTGGGTAATTACTTTGCAGGAGGTAAGTGCTACAAAGGTATCATTTACAGGTATTAGATTCGCAGGTTTTAACTTATACAGTAAGAATATATCAGTTACTATAAGTGGCAGTAATTATACAAATATGACTGTTACTCAGGGTAGTAGGCTTGTACCTGCTATAAACAATACCTTAACTTCAACTAGTACTAGTGAGGCTCTTTCAGCAGCTCAAGGTAAGGCTCTTAATGACAAAATCTCAGGTTTGGGCAGTGTGTATAGAGTGAAGGGTACTAAGACTAACTTATCTGATGTACTAGCCCTTACTAATGCAAAGGTTGGTGATGTTTGGAATGTGACTAATGCCTTTACTTTAGGTGGTAATCCATATCCTGCAAATACCAATGTTGTATGTATTACAGCAACTAGCTCATCTGACCACGATGAAGGAAATTGGGACCCGTTGGGAGGTACTGTTAATTTGAGTACTTATGTGCCTAAGAGTGATATAGTTGATAACCTATCAACTTCAGATTCAAAAAAGCCTCTCTCTGCTAAACAAGGACTTGCCCTTGCTACTATGATAACGGAATTAGAAGATAATAAGGAGACCTATCAGCTTCTCAAAACACTTGAAAGTGGCGCACTATCCACTCAGAGTGAAATAAATGCTATTCTAGGTCCCTATAGTAGCTTCAATGCCGCCCTTAATGCAGGTAAGGTAATACATGGAGTATATAAAGACAACACCAACAGAATGAATACAGTAGCATTCTCAGCATTCAATGATACTACTAACAGTAGGGTTAGAATGTTTGCGATGCTGAATAATTCTACCTTACTATATATACAGGCTACTTATAGTGGGACTAATTGGACTAGTGCTACCACAAGTGAAGAGTCTTTTAATGCAGGCATCACTATAGAATAAAAAAAAGTTATGAGTGCAATAGGTAAAGAGTTTAAAGTAAATGTATCTACCAACAGAGCTACTGCAATAAGTAGCTCTGCTGGCAGTTACCCTAATGTGTTGTATTTCCCTATAGATGATGATAATGTCATCATATTTAATGGGAACATATATGATTGGAATGCAAGTGTAACTTCCCCTAAGTTAATCTCCTCAGGAGACCTGAATACATATAGAGGAATTCAATATTTAGGTGTTTATTATGCCAATTATGGCAATAGTATAAGTAATAAACCTTCTGGAGTATCACAGTTTGCATTACATGTGCTCATGGAGAATAATGACTCTTCGACTATACAGGTACTTTATTCAAAAAACAAGATATATACTAGAGCTTATGAGTCATCTTCTTGGTCTTCTTGGACTGAGATTGGTGCAGGAGGTATAACTTCTATACCTCAAGCTTCTAGTTCAGCATTAGGAGGTATAAAGATAGGGTACTCTGATAGTGGCAGGAATTATGCTGTAAAGTTGAATAGTTCTGGTAATGCTTATGTTAATGTACCATGGACAGATACAAATACAACATATAATGTTGCTACTGCTAGTGCCAATGGACTTATGAGTTCCAGTGATAAGTCCAAGCTTGATGGAATCCAAGCAGGTGCAGATGCTGTGTCATTCAGCAGGTCTTTGTCTTCAGGTACAAAGATAGGTACCATTAATATTAATGGTGCCAATACTGACATATATGCTCCAACAGCAGGAGAGCCAGTTAAATATGGAGTAGCTACCTCAACTATACTAGGATTGGTCAGGATTGGGTATCCTGAGAGTGGTAAGAATTATCCTGTTGAGCTTAATTCCTCAAATCAGATGTATGTCAATGTCCCTTGGACTGACAATAACACAACTTACTCAGCAGGAGCTGGACTTAGTTTATCAGGAACAGCTTTCTCCCTAAAGAAGGCAACACCTACTACACTAGGTGGTGTAAAGGTATCCAGCACTGAGATTAGCACAATATCTACTGTTGCTGCTACTACTTTTGGTTCACAGAACAGAATATATCCTGTCCAGCTTGCTTATCCATCAGGTAGTGCAGGAACAGATGGTAATAAGGTACTTTCAGTGTATGTTCCTTGGGAGAATACTACTTATAGTGTAGTAAGTACCTCAAAGAATGGGTTAGTCAGTATGGATTCTGCATTGGCAGAGCTAGCCTACGAAGATAAGGATGCTGGTAACCTAGGTTCTCTTGCTAGATTTGGAGAGATGGGCATGTTGGAGGTTTCAACAATTGTGGAAGATGACTTAGCTCTGGTTAATAAGAGTAATATATGGACAGTATATCAGGACTTTAAGTCAGGTGCTGGTAATTCAGGCTCTGATATGAGATTCAAAAGGGAAGTCACATGTATGCCTGATGTGCTGGACAATCTGATGTCATTAGATGTCATAAAGTATATATGGGAACACCCTGATGAAAATGGTATAAGATGCACTTTTGGTGTGAAAGCTGACCAGCTTCTGTCACTAGGTGGTGTATATGCTACTATGGTCCACAGCAGAGCTGATAAATATGATACCAAGTGGATAGAATATGATAGATTTGGTGTGCTGGCAATCAAGGCATTACAGGAGGTTGTAATGAGGAACAAGCAACTGGAGAGCAGGATAGAATATCTTGAGGATACGATAAATTCTATGAGAAGAGTATGGGAAGAGAATTCATGACACAAATAGAGGCAGTAAAGAAGGTAGGAGGTTCCCTATCTTCTGCTACAAAACAATTTTGTACAGCCTCTTGGCTTGCAGGCCATTCTGGTATATTTGATACCAACTCCCTACGAGGGTATGAAACAAAAGACTTTGTGAATGAAATGCATATAAAGCCTGCTATAGTAACAACTAAATATGAAATAACAATTCCTGAGGTGAGGGTTTCTTTTGGATTTGAAAGTGGCACTCCTCAAGGATTTACATATCTTAGTGACTATGACCAATTATCACAGACTAAGGCAGTCTTATGTGCAGTACCTGTTGATGGTGGTCAGATTTCTTCAAGTGTATATACTCCTACTAATGGTGGTAGAGATGACAATTATGGTGCACAGTATATGCTATTCTCAGGCATGAAAATATTTGTTGTTGCAGGCACCTCACTAGCTAAGTTATACATAGTATTGTATAATGACCAAAATACCATGGTTCAGTATAATAATAGGAGCATTACCAATCTTATGTCAGGTAACAACATATATAAGCTGGCTAATGCTATTATGAGAAATACTTCTATTTACAGTAACCTGTTTAATGGTGCAAATTACACAAAGACACAAGCAGTAGGTGATTCTAATGGTAATGCTACTAATTCTGTGTGGTGTGCTATGCTTCCATTGACAGATGATGGAAAATCTAATGGGAGTTATTCAGTAGGTTCAAACATGGATGTACCTCCCACTAATGTCAATTCTAACCGGCAACTGTACAACTTCAAGGGTTCTATAGTTTACAACAAATTAAGTTCATTTACTCCAACTACATAGCTATGAGAAAGATATTAGTAAGTATTATATCAGTGATTATGCTGGCTTCCATATCCTGTTCCATGTATTACTGCAATGGGTATAAGAAAATGTCTGATGAGTTGGCTGTTGCAGTGAATAACAATAAGGCATACTCCTTGGAGAACAGTTCCCTGAAGAAGGAAAATAGAGTGTATAAGCTAACTGCTGAGCAGCTTGAGTATTACAGTGATTCCATTACTGTTGAAATGGACAGGATTAGAAAGGAGTTGAAGATAAAGGATAAGGATTTACAATACTTACAATATCTGTTATCTACATCAGAAAGGATAGATACTGTTACTTTCCAAGATACCATATTCAGTGAAACAACATTTCATGTTGATACTCTGATTGGGGATAAATGGTATCAGTTGAAGCTGGGAATGAAATTCCCTAATGTCATTACAGTGCATCCTAAATTTGTAAGTGAGAAATACATAGTTACACATAGCAAGAAAGAGACTGTAAATCCTCCTAAGAAATTTTTTCTGTTTAGATGGTTTCAGAAGAAACATAGAGTGGTGGAAGTTACTATTGTGGAAAATAGTCCTTATGTGAATAATAAGCAGCAAAAATTTATTGAAATAATTAAATGACATGATTGACCTAGGTATATTAATTACTGGAGGAGTAGGGATAATAACCACAGTAATCAGTGGTTGGACTTCTTGGTTCTTTGCAAGAAGAAAGTATAATAGTGAGGTAGATAATAACCTCATAGAGAACATGCAGCAGTCTTTGGAGTTTTATAAGAAGTTGTCTGATGACAACAAAAACAGACTTGACGAGGTTCTTAAAAGAAATGCAGAGCTGGAACAGGAGATAAGGGATTTAAGGAAGCAGGTGTTCAGTCTCATGAACTCCATCTGTACTGACCTTACTTGTCAGTTGAGGAAAAGAAACTTGAATTCATTTAATAAGCAAAATGGAACTGATAGTAGATAGGAAATGGAAGAAACAGAATTACACGATAAGTAACCTCCTTGTAGATGGGAAGTGGTTCTGTAATGTACTTGAAGACACCGATAGAGGATTAGATGACAGCATGAGTGTCACTAAAATCAAATCCTTAAAGAAATCAGGCATTACAGCAATCCCTAGCGGAACTTATGATGTAACTTTAGATGTATATAGCCCTAAGTTTGGGCCTAAATCTTTCTACAAAGAAACATGCAATGGCAAATTGCCCAGACTTCTTAATGTAAAGGGGTTTGATGGTATCCTTATACATGCAGGTAATACAGATAAGGATACTTCAGGATGTCTCTTGGTAGGTGTAAACTCTGAAGTTGGTAAGGTTCTGAATAGTCAGGATACATTCAGGAAGCTATATAAGCTACTTCAAGAGGGCAAGAATAGAGGTGAGAAAATAACCATAAAAATTCTATGATATGGCAAAGAAGTGTGGTTGCAAAGGAAAAGGTAAGAACAATAGAGGTAAATGATTATGGATGCAAGAATATTTGTGGTCTGAAACGGAAGGAACCAAATCCAGAGTATATGTGTCTACCCAAAAAGTAGTTTCTTATGCTATAAGGATTCCTCATATGTTGGTAGATGCTTATAGGAGTACTGTACTTAATGAAGTGCCTGAGGATCAACTCACAGTATCATGATTATGTTGAGCTGTTTAAGAGTTGGTTTGGTGATAATGTAGACCAAAAGATAATAGAATCTGCTATTATATTCTGGTTCAAAGATGTGGATTGCAAAGCCGAAAACAAGGTAGTAGAATATCTTGGAGAATACTAATAAGATAAGGGTAAGAGGTAATCTTACCCTTTCTTTTTGTCCATATTGCAAGTATTTTTATATGCTACTAATAAGTGTTTTATTTACTATCTTGCAGATATGCAAAACTTTACTTACCTTTGCACTGTTTTAAGAACAAAAAGGTAGAAGAGTATGGAAGAAGAACTTAGCTTAGATAACATCTTAGGAGCAGAGGAGATTGAGAATCTGTTTGTAGAAGATGAGGATACACAGGATACCCCACCTGCAAATGGGGAGCCTCCTAAGAAAGAGGAGGAGCCAAATAAGGATAAAGAAGAAACTACTGAGGTTGTTGATGTAGATAACTTATTTACTGATACACCAGAGAGCGTAGGTAGTGGAAAAGAAAATACAGAGGAAAAGGAAGATACCACTCCTAAAGGGGATGGCACTTCTCCCAAAAACTTCTACTCTTCCATTGCCAAAGCCTTGAAAGAGGAAGGTATCTTCCCAGCCCTTGATGATGAGGGCTTATCTAAGGTTAAAGACCCTGAAGACTTTAGAGATTTAATTGACCAACAGATAAAGGCAGGTCTTGATGAAAGACAGAGAAGAATTGATGAAGCCTTGAATGCTGGAGTTGAACCTACAGAGATTAGAAAGTATGAGAATACTATAAACTTCCTTGATTCTATTAAGGAAGAGAATATCTCTGATGAAGGTGATAAGGGAGAAAAACTTAGAAAAGACCTGATTTATCAAGACTTTATCAATAGAGGTTATAGTAAGGAAAGAGCTGCAAGAGAAGTGCAAAAGTCTTTCAATGCTGGTACTGATATTGATGATGCAAAAGAGGCTTTGAAAAGTAATATTGACTTCTTCAAAGATAAGTATGATGAGCTTGTCAATGAGGCTAAGTCAGAAGCAGAACAGGAAGAGAAAGAAAGAAAGAAACAGGCTGAAAAGCTTAAATTATCAATCCTTAATGACAAGGATGTGTTTGGGGATTTATCAATAGATAAATCAACAAGACAGAAGATTTATGATAACATAGCTAAGCCTGTGTATAAAGACCCAGAGACAGGAGAGTACTTTACTGCTATCCAAAAATATGAGATGGAGAACAGAACAGACTTCCTAAAGAACATTGGGTTACTTTTCACACTAACTGATGGCTTTAAGAACCTTGATGGTTTGGTGAAAGGTAAAGTAAAGAAAGAAGTAAAGAAAGGTCTTAGAGAGCTGGAACATACTCTCAACAACACAGCAAGAACCTCAGATGGTAATCTAAAGTTTGTCAGTGGAGTTGATGAGGACCCTGAATCTTTCATAGGAAAAGGGTGGAATCTTGATGTCTAAGCTATGTTTAAGTCTGGTATTTACTTATGGAGAAATAAAATTACTAATGGTTTTATAAAAATAATTTATAATTTTTAATATTTTTGACGATGGCTGGAAAATTAGGTAAGTTTCAAATGGTAGGCTTCCAACACTGGAAGGGTCTTACTAAGGAAAACCACCTTGGTTCTATCTTTCAGTTAGCTCCACAGAAGGCTACAAACCTAATGGTACAACTGCTGGCCTTCTATAGAGGAAAGACACTTGACACATTCCTAAATCAATTCCCAACAAGAGAGTTTGAGGATGATAATGAATACTACTGGGATGTTATTGGTTCTTCAAGGAGAAACATTCCTCTTATAGAGGCAAGAGATGAAAATGGTACTGTTGTTACAGATGCCAGTGGTATGATTGGAGTAGGCACTGCTCCCTTCTATTTGGTATTCCCTGAGGATTGGTTTGCTGATGGTGAATACATTGTAGGTAATCTGAATGAAATCTATCAGTTCAGAATACTTGGAGACCCAAGAATGGAGGGTACTAATGCAGTGTATAAGGTAGAGCTTGCTGGTGGTAACACAGCAGGTGTTCCTGCTGAAAGATTGCTTGCAGGTGAGAGATTCTCAGTTGAAGCTGCATTTGTTGAGAAGGAACTTTCAAGAAAGGTTGGTGATGTAAGATTTACAAGCCCTGTTTCTATGAGAAATGAGTGGTCTGTAGTAAGAATCCAACACAAGGTTCCAGGTTCTATGTTGAACAAGAAGCTGGCTGTAGGTATTCCTATTGTTAAGGAAACTGAGGGTAGATATACTAAGTCAGTTGCTACAATGTGGATGCACAATGTAGATTGGGAAGTAGAACAGCAATTCTCTGAGTACAAGAACAATGCACTTGCATTTGGTAGAAGCAACAGAAATGCCAATGGTGAGTACATGAACTTTGGTAAGTCTGGTAATGTTATTAAGACAGGTGCTGCTCTGTTTGAGCAGATGGAAGTTGCTAATACTGTGTATTACAACACATTCAGCTTGAAGCTTCTTGAAGATGCTCTATATGAGCTTTCTGCTTCTAAGTTAGACTTTGGAGACAGATACTTCTTGATTAAGACTGGTGAGAGAGGTGCTATCCAATTCCACAAGGAAGTACTAAAGACAGTATCAGGTTGGACACAATTTGTTCTTGACAACAGCTCTATTGGTATTATTCAAAAGACTCAATCTAAGTTGCACCAAAACTCATTGAGTGCTGGTTTCCAATTTGTTGAGTATAAGGCTCCTAATGGTGTTAGAGTTAAGATTGATGTAGACCCATTCTATGATGACCCAGTAAGAAACAAGATACTTCATCCAAATGGA